ATATAGTAGATACCGCTGTGTATGGTGGTGGAAGACGTAACGTAAAGGGAAGTGGGTTTCGTATGCCGTGGTCTCACAAAAAGGCTAAACACGATGCATGTGAAGGACGTGGATGCGCGTCGTGTGATAAAGGTAAGATAATCGAAGGCGAATATCGACCCGTCCTCATGTACTCACATGAAAATTCTTCACTCTCTCATATTCATAATCAAAAGCCGAGTCTAGAGATTATGCAAATGGCAACTCTTCGAACAGAGATCACGACAGTCGTTATCGTACAGGGTTCGACGCGTGTAGAAGGTGGATTTACCTTACACGAAACGAAGAATGTCTTCTCAGATGAAAAGATCATACAAAATATTGAAGCGTTCGTACAAAAAAACTTACAGGGTCAGGAAACGGCGCAAATAACGAAGGTGTATGAAGATAAGAATAATTACCTCGTATCTACCAACTCTAAATACTGTGAAAATATGCAGAGATCACATGCATCGAATCACGTATGGTTTAGAATCGAGGGTCACACAATCGCACAAAGATGTTTTTGTACATGCGAAACCATGCGAGGTAGACGGTTCGGATTTTGTAGAGATTTTTACGGACGGAAGCACCGTTTACCAGACACGATTTTTAGAGAATTGTATAAAGATGGATACAAAGCATCATTATACGATACACCACAGTTAATGTGTCAGGTTTGTCCCGAAGTAAAGAAAGAGGATACAGTAAAAGGCGTCAACATGTTACAAACCTTCATCAATAAAAATATGACGAATACACCCTTGACTGTAAAGAGTGTGACTAAAAAATCAAAATTTCAGCGTATAGTCTACACGGATTTAAAGTGTACGAAATGCGATTCCACGGCCACGCAGTTCAAAATCATAAAGAATAGGATCGTACAGGCCTGTTCGTGCAAGAATAGAGAATATATCATAACGGATAACATACTATCTGCATTAGCGTAATAAAGTCATTTAAAAGAAACTTGCACGTTATTTATACATGACGCCACCTAAGCACGTTGCAACGCGATCTGGAAGGGTCTCAAAGCAACCTAAACGGTTGGAGCCAACTGAAAATGTATGCAACGACGATTATTCCGACGACGAATACGATACGGATTATAACTCAGGTGACGAAGAAGATCTATGTGAAACGGAGACTGATACAGAGGATGACGGTTCGGACAGTGAAGCCGATGATAATGGTAATCTAAAAGGATTCATTGATGATGATGAGGAATCTAATGAGGAATATCAGGCTTAAAAAAATAGACATATTAATTATCATATGGAAACGGAATTAGGAAATCCCATAGAGTACAGTCCGCAGCTTATCGACGATAAACAGACGGATGAACCCATCCAGGAACAGACAGACCAACAGTTCTACATGCAACCCCCTCCACCACCTTTTATGTATCCACCTCAACACATGTCAGACGCACCAAGAGTTCCAGATTTTCTAAATTCTCTGGATAAAGCTGCGTACATAGTTATATTTGTGGCCTTTATTTTAGGCTTCTTCATGGGTAAGACTATGCAACCAGTTATCCTCCGCCCCGGGTGAGGCGGGCAAGAAGTCCTTTACCGACGTGCTTTCGTCTTCTAAAAGTTTTTCCGATCTTCTAGTAATTGCTGGTCTAATTACACCATCAGTAACTACTTGAGAAGCCAGCGACATTTCATCCTCCAATGCACTTATACGTGTTATCCTAAAATTTTTAGGGTGACCAAAACTAACGTATCCGACCTCGCGTGGTCCTGTATTCTTATCATTTTCAGCCTGGTCTATGAGAGCTTTTTCGACGCGTTGTTTATAGTCTGTTGCCATCGTATTATTAAGAAGGTATATTTTTTTTAATAATATGATCACAATATGTTTTTAATTTTTTATTTTTTTACGCCTTAGATGTAACCTCTTCACCGTCATCCTTTGCCTCCGTAATCTCACCGAGTTGAGGCTCTTCGGGAATAGAAAGTGCAGCCTCGCGCTTCTTCTTACGCTCCTCGATCTCGATCTTTACAATCTCGTCAGCTTTCTTCACCAGCTCCTCCATCGGAGCATCTGGCGTCTCACTCTTGAGACGTTCGATAATATCTGCGGGGTGGCTGATAGGGGGTTCATCTGGTTTGGTGTAAAACCTGGAGTTCTCATCACCGGGCTTATCGTACACGGCTGACTCGACCATATCACGCTTACGCTCGTTGAACATCTGAGCAGCCATAGCCTGGTTCTCCTTATAACCCGTCATAAGCTCTTCGAGCTTTTCATTGGTATAATGTGAATCCTCAATCACCGAAGGATCGGGGGGAATTAAGAGCCACTTATACATGTCAACTACATAAATATCAAAGGTTGAATCCTCCCTTTGAAGACGCTTCGCGTGTGAGGCTGCTTCGTCACGAGTGTTGAAAGCGCCTCGAATCTTGATTCCAAACTTATCATTCTTCTGGGGACACTCGGGTCCAACAATGCTAAGGCATGCAAAAAGCTGACCGGGGACGGTCGTATAATCCTGTTCAAGAGACATTATGAATATTTAATGCATGAAAACTTTAAGCCAGTAAACTTAAGTCGGATAGTCAATTAAAGTTTTTATCAGTTTATAAAGTATGGAGGAGTTGCGTCGATTACATAATAACGAAAAACGGATGCTCATCGAGAGTGTCTGTGAACCCGGAATAAGTGTACTCGATGTCGGATGTGGATTCGGTGGGGATCTTCAAAAATGGTTTAAGATGAAAGTCAATATCAACATGTGTGAACCAAGTGCAGAGGCATTGGAAGAAGCTAAAAGGCGGGCTAAGAATATGAAGATGCGAGTTAATTTTTACCATGGAGACATTCGAGCGTGTCCAAATCGCAAATACGATGTAGTGTGTTATAATTTTGCTTTACACTACATATTTGAAAGTCGCGATTTATTCATGTCAACTCTTCGAGAAGTCAAAAGACGGGTGAAACCCGGGGGTCGATTGATCGGAATCATTCCAGATTCGGAAAAAATTATTTTTAAAACACCGTTCAAAGATGAGATGGGTAATTTTTTTCGTATGAAAGGGACGAGTAACGGTGATTTTGGTGAGAAATTGTTCGTACATTTATGTGATACACCTTATTACGCGGATGGACCCAAATCCGAACCAGTGGCGCATAAAGATATGCTCATAACACACCTCGAAAATATGGGTTTAACGATGACACATTGGGAAGGGTTAAAAGGAAATCCGATATCCGAATTATACAGTAAATTTATATTTACGTATAGTAGAGATGATACTACCGATACTCGTCGTCGTTAATATAATTTTATGGTACACGATTCGGAGAGAACCCGTGTTAGAAGAGGTAAAAGAGCGATATCGTACCTTCAGGGAACACCTGAAAAAAACAGACGAACCGAAGTTTCGTATGTTACACGACGAAATTCCCATCGTCGCATATAAAGGGTCTTTCGTGAGAGGTGTAGGATATAACACGAACAAGGGTCAGGAGATAGGCTTATGCATCAACGGTAAAGTAAATCATGTGCTCCATGTATTATTACACGAACTCGCGCATTGTACGGTAGATGAGTATTCTCATAGTGATGATTTTTGGGGTAACTACGAAGAACTTCGGAATGAAGCCATAGCTATAGGGGTGTACGACAACATAGGAACTTTGACCCCATTTTGTGGTAAACAGATTGTTGATAAATAATCTAGGTTAATATAAATGTCTAACACAGGCTTACGACAACCCGATTTCTTCCCAGGTCTAGATCCTACCAGGTGGAGTCAAACGATAGGTGGATCACTACTTTTGTGGATGTTAGTTATGGTTGGTATGTTTCTTACCCGTGCAGAATGGATGCCGTACGAAGCTAATATCGCTCTCGTCACTACGATTCTCCCCTTTTTAGTATACGTGTTAGCTAATAAAACCATCATCGTCAGTGGAAAAACTGGATATGTGTTTCTAGCCCTTCTCTTTGCAGGTGGAATCGTGTACGGACTGTCTCAGTTGATAGGCGATCTCAAGGATATATTCCAGAATTACGGGAAAAAAGACGCTAAGAAAGCATGGCCTGCACTTCTAACGATATGCTTATCATGGATTCTTATGATCGGAATTATCTCGCGATTAGGATTAATTGATTTTAGTCTTCCGTATGAGACACTTTAAAAGTATTTACGAGCGATGTAGAACACGATACCAGCAACTGCGCCGGTAGAGGCTAAGCCTACGAGACTACGATTACCCTGAACATTTAAAAACCTGGGAACCGTATTCGCGAGCTTTTCTTGAACTGGTTTACTCACAGCGACACCCGTGGCGAAAACAACAATAAGTGTATGTAACTGCTCATCGGTGAGATCGAAGGGGTTCTTCTTTGCGGGGTTCTCAGTCTTTTGGGCAGCAGCCTGAACCTGGGGCATCATAGCGTTAGCCTGCGCCACTTGAACTGCGCGGGGGTCGACCGCCATGAGAGGGGGTTCGAGATAAGCGCCGTCTTGGGGACCACCTAAAACATCTGTGATGGGAGTAGAGTCCATGTTGTCTTTATAATCATGTATATTTTTTTCTTCGTTGATTTCGGGCGCGTAAGCACTAGACCTATTTTCTGGTACAAATGCGTTAGACCTATTTTCCATGTCTATAGGAACCATATCATCGGAACTTTCGGACAAATTCATCGTATAAATATCGGTCGACATGTATATGTATATTCGACTTTTTAAGAATCGCTTTTTTATGCACGTACTGGTGCATAAAAAAGTGATATCCAGTACGGGGCTCGAACCCGTGACTTCGGCGTTGCTTTCATGACGATGAAGTCATTTTATATACATTGTTGTATAAGCACCGCGCTCTAACCAACTGAGCTAACTGGATTCTATAATAATTTGGCGTCGTATCTTTAAGTGTATAAAGACACGGTGAGTGGTGTATTAAATGACGAACGTCGACACACAACCTGAAGAATATTTTGAAGACTTTCTCGATCAACATCTTAGAAATGGAGACATTCATTCATCCCTTCGCGAGGATATAAATAAAATGGTTACCGAGATTCACACGGCTCTGGGGTCTGGGCATAGTGAACGTGTGTATCATAACGCTTTTGAGGTAAGTCTTCGCGAACTAAACATTCCATACGAATCAGAACGACATGTTCCCATTTATTATAAGCATCATGTCGTGGGTACGTCGCGTGCTGATATTATTGTGCGCAGAACTACAGTTCTCGAACTTAAAACAGTGAAAAGTCTTAATGATATCATGGTCGCACAAGCTAAAAAGTATTTAACACAACTTAATTTGACGTCAGCCTACCTGATTAACTTTCCACCGGGTGAAGGGTCACAGCCACAGATTGCGGAAGTTACACTGTCGGAATAAATTCCCATTGGAGATCCCCGCAAATCGCTTTCCAGATAACATCCTGTTGATGAAGTTTCTCTTTGGATTTGAGGAGGGGAAAGTATTTGAGGTATTCGTCTTCAGATAATAGTTCACAGAATTTAAAAAGTACATATGAATAACTCAAAAAGTTTTTTCGTTCAGTCGGACAATTATCGTCGAATGGTTTCTGAATATCTCGAAACATCATTCGTAACTGTTCCTCAAGTTGTTGAGGCATCTTCGGTGGTGAAATACCACTCAAAATATTAGTGATAAACGGTACGTGCTCGTAAAACTTGTTCAGTTTGAGTTTTTTGAGCAGTGATCGAACTTTTGCGTGTGTGATCTCAGTTACGGATTTAATCTTGATCTTCTTAAATTCATTCCGTAACTGATTAATAACCTCCGGTGGAATTGTAGTCATCTCCTGTGCCTGAAACTGTGAAAGCCATTCATTAAAGTGATTATCACGTTTATACGAATAATTGATAACTTTTGCCGACGTTTCCTGTTCCTCTTTATACGTAAGTTCTTCGCTTATCAATATATCCAACACTACACCACATGAATCACATACCATTTCACTCTCATTTGTTTTGTACACGTTACTATCTGGACACCGCGGGCATCTGTCGATGAGTTTGCGTTCTATGGGGCGATCTATATTCCTTTTCTCGACGTTCACTAAATATTCGACGTAAATATCCTTTTTTTGATTACCAGCCGTTTCTTTACAATTAAAAATATTATCGGTGGTAACTTCTCCTTCCGTCTCATCGACGTACTGTCGTACGTATGGTATGCAGCGGGCAATATAATCCGATAACTCTCGTTCATATTCCCATCGGTTCGATGGATCACTTTCTATTTTATCGGTTAATTCATCTACACGATTATTATACCTACTTAAAAAATTACCTTCCATTTACGTTAATGAAACTACTACACAAGTTTTTAATTAACGTAATCTACAATTTGAAAAGGGTGATGCATTTATTTTTCTCTAAACGTGATTATTCTATCGTTGAAACGTATATTGAATATTTTGTCGATCACTCCAAAGATTTTTCGATCGAGACGATGGAAGCTTCCGACCACCACCCCCTTTGGATACAAGAAAGTTATGACATATACCCCGTCGCAAAAACGTACGGCATATGTTCGCTAGATCTCGGACGCGCTGGTATTCTCCCCGGTGACCCTATCCCCAAACCTCCGGAAGCTGTTACAAAAATGATTATTCGAATTAAATATTGGTACAACAATCGTATATACAAATACATAACGTATAACCACGACTATACATGGCCACCTAAGAAGGTTAATACAATGTCGTTTCACGTTCCGTTAGTCGGCGCACAATTACTGGATTCGGGTGACAAGCCAGTAAAAGACGTTCTCGAAAAAATTAGACGCTATGCGGGTCCACGCTCGGATTTTTATGGTGAGAAGATCTTCATAAAAGATGTATTATATCTCGATGAAGTCGTCCTAAAAAACAATCTTCCTCGTATTAAATTGAAAAACTGTCTAGGTATGATGAAAACAGTTGATACGGCGACCGGACTCATGTCTGATCTTCGTCTACCTTAGTGGCGAGATAGAATTTCAAATCTCCTAAGTTCGCTACATTATACCGTAAAATCAAGAATCGATTTTGATCCTCTTGCATAATCTGTACGGTTGAACACATACTAGTAGCCTTTGTGAAAATATTCATATATTTTAGTGAATACGTACCAGACATCATAGCACATTCTTCCACGCATTGAATTTCCGTCTCTTGGTTCGCAAAATCTCCCTTACATACGAGTCGTAAAATATTCCCACCTCGGTGAATTTCTAATTCGTCTCCTATGTTAGACATATCTCTACAAATTCTCTGAAAATCGATGGAGGGTATAGGTGTATTAACCATCATATGCATTTCCGGAACTTCTATCTGATTTTCGTTAATATCAAGAAGCTTCAACTCAAATTTCGTCGATGTCTTTTTTTGTTCACTGTGGATCTCGATATTCATATGCTCTTTCGATTGAATGGACATGATAAGAATATCGTTTACGGTAATAGTTTTGAGAAGTTTGTGCATGTTTGTCATGTTGACGCCACAATCGATCTCTTCCTCGCATTCATACTCTTCAAAATTTTCCGCTGGGAGATGCATATCGATAAGCGATGTTCGCGCCGTATCAAGTGTAACGATGTACATACCACTCGGCTTAAAGTATATATTCACGTCATTAAGAATATCTTTAAGAACTTCAAATGTAGACTTTATGGCCGCGGCTTGAACGGTTACAAGTTTCATACTATTTTGTCCACAACTTAATTCTTTATATCCGTATAAGCAGCGTCTTCAACCTTACGACTAATTTTTGCCTCAAGTTCCGCGGTCATGGCTGGTTGTAACGACCTTCCATATTCTTCTATCGTGAACATATCATTCGTCCCTTCACCGTCGAGATTTGTCGTATTTAGACTACCCCCGAATCCACACGTTTCAAGATCTTGTACTGGTAGAAGAGACTCCAACCAATTCTGAATTTCTTTACCGACCAGGATCTTCCCGTGTTTAGTCAGCATCGTAGGAACCCTGGTAATTTTTGATCTGTACTGTGGAGGAATACCCAGTTCAGATACATTATGATATTGTACAATCTGTTTTAGTTGACTGTGACTGTTTATGAAAGTTAACACATCCATGCTATGTTTACACTTTGGGCTGAAGACTAAAAGTGACATCTAAATTATCCCCTCAAAAAAAATTGGTAAATTACACACGTTTTTTTTGAAGGTCTATATTAAATGATAAACATCTTGTTATTCATACTGGTCATTTTGTTAGTGATGTCCAGGGAAGAGAAGTACTCGGTCGCTTCGAAAGAGAGTGGTGCGATTGTACTCAACGATCCGTTGCCGAATATGGTAGAGTATGTACAAACAAAAGCGATCGTAAATCACGACGTAATGGAGTCACTCGTGCTCACGACGAGTAAGTACATCAAGGAAAAGACGGGAATTAACAATTACATCATAGAGACGAGTGGTTTGAAACAATTCCGACACAAACAAAAGAATCACGGTATGTACAGATGTATGTTTATGGTATTGAAGCGAGGTGGATTTCCGTATGGTTTTATGGTGGCCGTTGATATCCTCGTCACGGATGCAAGTTCTATAGGTAAAGCAGGTAAGCCTAACACCAGGGTTATAAGCGCTCGATCTCAGCCGATGAACGTTAAACCACCCGCGGATAGAACCCCGTTTGAAAGTACAATTCAAGGACACGAATACATACAATTTGATGAAATTAGTAAAAGTGAGGAAGAATTGCTAAAAAATAAGTCCAGCTAATATTAATGATAAGCGTAGAGGAGATCTCGCGAATAACTAATAACAGGAATCGTATGAAAAAAGAGACATACGTGGAGTTATATAAACAAATTTCGCGTAAAGTACGAAGAGCGGTTGAGTCTCAGAAAAGGAGAGTTGCGTTTGAGGTGCCTACATTTATAGTCGGGTATCCAACGTATGATCGTTTAAAAGCAACGTCTTATCTCAAAAGACAGTTGGAGTTGAGTGGATTCATCGTACATATAACGGGTAATTTTGAATTCACTATCACATGGAAAATTAAAAGGGACAGAGAGCCGCAGCCGGGATCGATAGATCATATAGAAGATTTCCCTACATTGGTTAATCTTAAAAAGGTGGCAAACAGATACAGGAGAGATGCGCAGTAACACTGATAAAAAAAGACCAGTCTATCATAAATGGATAATTTGAACATTTTAGTCGAAGCTAAACGCGAATACATGGAACAGCTATGCATTCTTATGTGTCCAGTTATGATCGAAGTTTTTGAAGATATGTATACAGAAGCCCAAAAGTTATCTAAAGGTCGCAAAGTCCTGTTGATGTTCCAGAATTTATTGAAAGACGTCCCCGAGTGGAACGAAACAATGGCTAGGCAGCATACAGAGAATATCGCCGCGCGATGTGCGTGGTTTAGGGATCTCGTCGCCGCGGTATTTGTCAGTTCTGTAAAGATTCTGTCGGCCGTTCGACTGAGTTCCGATTCTAAGAAGATGTCCGTCAAACTCCCTACGAATGAAATCTTCATTCACACGTGTTATAAGAACGCTGCGAAGGATGTTTACCGAGATCCATATGTTTTCACCGATAGTCAATCGGAGCATGCTCGCAACGATAAACTGTACGAACGATTCACTACATGTGTGGAGACGACTGTAAAGGAGTTAATCCCAGTCCAACAGATTTTACAGACATACATGTCTTCCAACGGAGAAGACATGATCGATCCCCAAGACGCGAACATGGTTGAGGACAATATCGAAGAGTACGATGAAGAAAACCCAGGTGAAATGGGTGGGGGTTTCGAGGGTCGGCCAGAAGAAGGAATGGAGGGTGGTATGGAGGGTGGTATGGAAGGAGAAGGAATGGAAGGAGAAGGAATGGAAGGAGAAGGAATGGAACACCCCATGGGTGATATTGAAGATGAAATGGGGGAACCATCTGAAGAGTATCAGGAGCAGATGGAACAGCCCATGGAAGAGTATGAAGCACCCCAGCAGCCGGCACCTAATCCATTTCAAAATGAATTTAGAACCGTGAATACTCGACCCCAGCAGCGCCAGGGTCCGAGTGGCGACCTATTCGCAGATGCAGCAGACACCAGGAGTAAAAAACTCCGCTATTAAATATGGACGAATACTTCCGCGACCCAGGTTCCGCGGCCATAATTGCAGCCGGTCTTACCGCTTTATATATTCACGGCAAAGCTCGACTCAATGATGAGGGTACTCTCTCTACGAGCGCTTATGCCAAACCAGCCGCATTAATAGCTATACTAGTCTATTTTATCATATCCAACGGCTTAGGTAAACGTGAAACTATTTCCACCGACCCCTTTTGAGTAACTTAAAGATTAATCGCAACATATGTTATATATGACTTCCGTTACAGCGTTTAACGACATGATGGGCCAGTTTCTCATGGAACTACACAAAACCTTCCCAGAAGAGAAGGGTCTCAAAAAGTACATCGCCGCTTTTGAACTTATGAGATCCGCCAATGGTAAGATGATTGTTGATGGTTTCATGGAAAACGTCGCCGCTCATGTGGATAAGATCAACTCTAAGGATGAATCATTCTTCCTCGAACACGCAGAAAATATCGAATTTCTTAAGGATATCAATCTTAAAAACTGCTGGCCTAAGGCGTCTACAGGTACTAAGGATGCTATCTGGCAGTATCTCCAAACGCTATACATGCTCGGTACTACTATCACATCAATCCCAGCGGACACACTTAATATGATCGAGACGGTCGCCAAGCAATGTGCAGACAAGCTGTCCAACGAGGACGGTGAACTCGAAATCGACGAGAATAAGCTTATGCAGTCTATGCAGGGGCTACTCAGCGGTATGTTGAAAAAATAAACTAAGCATAATATAAATGGTCTCACTGTTTATGGATCCAAAACAGGTTGTCAGGTCTGATAAAATTACCGAATTTTGGCCCACTAATCAACAGACGGCGGTCGAAAGGGTAAATGCCACAGCGCGATTCGTCATTTACGCGACATGCATTTTGTATCTCATCAGACGAGATATGCGCATTTTTATATTAGGGGCTACGGTCCTCTCAGTTTTATATGTAATGGAAAAGTCTAAAATGATCAAGGGAAATAATGCGAAGAGGGAGACGTACGTTCCAGAGTGTCAGCTCCCCACAATTGATAATCCTATGGCGAATGTTTTGATGAGCGACTATGATGGTCGCCCGGATCGTCCTTCAGCTTGTGGATATGAGACAGTTCGTGATGAAGTGAATCATATGTTATCAGGCCGTATTCCTTATGGTCCCCAAAAGTCCCGTTCTCCCATGCCAGATGCTCAACGAAATGCATTTTCTAGGCAGTTCGTTTCGGGCCCCGTGACGAATATTCCGGGTGATCAGACCGCTTTTGCGGAATGGTTATATGGTGAGAAAGGTGCCCCTATTTGCAAGTCGGATCCGAGTTTGTGCAATGTCGATGCTCGAGGAGTGCAATTAGAAGCCTTTGGTGGTTTAGATTCGAGTGGCGATATGCGTAGTGGTATGTTCGGTGGAGGTAATGGTCCAGCTTAGATAGATAATATTCTTATGTAATAATAAATGGCATATCAGCTTCAACCGGGATTGAAAATTGTCGAAAATCCTGCTCGCCCTCCCGTGTGTGCAACGGAAGAGGTATTCACTTACCCCCAGCCCAGTACCCTTAACTATGGTTCCAGTAGACCTAATACTATGTTATACGGTACCTCTCCTTACATGGCGGGTAAGGGTGCCCCCGCTCAGTTTATCGAGACGAGCGACATGCTCCGCCCCCAATCCACGTCTAGATTTAACAAGGTCGTCGCCCAGACGTACGAACAAAATTTATTCCCTCTCCAAGACATGAAATGCAAGCTTCCTCTCAACACGGTACAATATGATCCCGTCAGCACCACAGCCGAAACTCAGAATATGCAGTTCATGAAGCGATATCCTGGTCAATAAAAATCTCTTCTAAAATTAAGAATGGCGGATCCACTTTCGTTAGTAGCTATCGCCGGATTGGCGTACGCAGGAAAAGTTTTAAGTGAAAAAAAGAAGACCGAGGAGTACAACTTGACCGTTCAACAGGCATCTATCCCTGTAATGCAGGAAGAGGTACCTAATGTCATGTCTCCCAAACCCGTTGGTTTATCTAATTTACCTGATTCCAAGGTTGAGGTACATAATTTTTCGGATATCGCACCACAGGGGCGTTCGAGTGGTGGTGAAGTTTTAGAAATGCGTGATCGTATGTTTGATGGCGGTCGGATGAATAACCTTTCTCCTGTAGAGAGGCAACAGGTGGGTCCGGGTATCGCGGTTGGTCCCGATGTTCCAGCAGCGGGTGGTTTCCACCAGATAGTGCGCGTGAATCCTGAAAATGTGGGTGCGTACAGAATGACTACTTTACCCGGTAGAAGTGGCCCGGCGCATGATATTTTCGGTGGTCGACGTGGTAAGATGGGCGAGATTGCGAATAACCGTCCCGAAAAGACTGCATATCTCCCCGAGCGTCGCCCAGTCGCCGGCGCCAAGTCCCAGGGTTTTGGTGGCCATGTTCCGAGGGGTGAGCATGTGAACGGCAAGCGTGTTACCAACCGTTCTATGACCGGTTCTCGTAACGACGGCCTCGGATTTAATGGTGCTAAGCGCACTGTATCTGCACTCCAACACGTAGCGGATCCCACTCGTAACAAGAAGGATGGTAACGTCGAACAATACGCGTATAACAACCAGCTTGCTCCCGGTATAAGCACTTTCTCTCATGGTCACGTCATGGCCCCCGCTTCTCAACTCAGAGAATCTCAAGCTATGTCTCCCCAGCGTCCGTACACTTCCGAGGAGTTGTTTGCATATGGCTTCCGCCCCGACGACCGTCGTGGTAAGGCAAATAGACATGGTAATGCTGGTCGTATGAATGTTCGCGCGGGACCCCTTAACCAAGGTGGTATGCCGACGGCTATGCGTTTCGACACTACTCGTATTGATGGTCGCACAGGTCCTCTTAACGGTGGATGGACACAGCAATATGATAACAATAAGTATTACAATTTCAATCACTACAAGGGCAACGCCAACCCATATGCCACAGATCACAGTCTCAACGTGGCCAAGCAACAGCTTCAGAACAACCCCCTCACCCAACAGATCATGTAAACAATTTCATCTTTTGCATAAACACACTGATTAAAATATATCCCCTTATTTTAATGAGCGTACACACGTTAGACATAGATAGTGGAGAACGCGATCCTGTAGCGTATCCCAATCCAGGAGATTATGTCGTTGAATTGAAAAACCCCATATACAACGTCTCTAAGATATCACTTGTATCGGCTCGTATCCACGCGAGTCAATTGCTTATAAACGACAGAAACAACACGTTTTCTGTTAATGGTACCACTATATCGTTACCTAACGAAAATTACAATGGAAACGAATTGGCGGCTGAACTATTATCTAAATTTCAGGCTGAGGCTTCGGTACCTATTTCGACTGCGAGTTATGATAAGAGTAAGAATGAGTTAACGTTCGGGGGTTCGAGTGCATTTACGTTTGAGTTTTACGGTGGAGATAACGGGTTTGATACCGGTTCGGAAGGATTAACGACGCCACATGATATTTTAGGACTTCCTGCGAGTAACGTAACGTCAGTGAACGACACTCTCACGACCGGAAGTATAAATCTCCAGGGTCCGGATGCACTCATACTGAAAATAAGTAGCGGTGCAGAAGAATTGAATAAGACGGTATATTCCGACACACCGTTCTATACTGGTCGAATCCTGATGTGCGGAGACGTCATTAATTATTCTGGTGTAGACGACACTATAGAACACAATTTCGAATCGGGTTCACAAAATATATCGAAACTACGTATTCAGTTCTTTTACAGTAGTAATAACCGATTGATTCCATATGATTTTAGAAACGCGAATCATGTATTAAAATTATCAATTGACGGTGCAATTGATAAATTATCGAGAGTTCCTATGGTAAAGAAGGGTACAGAATTACAAAATGAAAAACGTACCGAAGGATACCGTCTTCCGCCAAATATTCAAAGCAGGGTTGATGACCTGAATAAATGGAATGGGTTTGTTTATATATTTTTAATCATACTTACCGGTTGTTTCTTCATGGTATTCACTAAACCACGAAAATTTAGCGAGTAACCGCGTAGACGGGAGCGCTGGGCTTCCTGACGCGAGTAGACAGGCGAGAGATGATCATGTAGACGATCACGGAAAGGAGAGTGGTGAAGAGAGCGGTGAGCGCGTAGTTCATGCCACCGTTCTTCTGAACCTTGACGACCTGGTGAATGGACCAACGAACGACGTCCATCCAAGAAAGAGCCGCGGCGAAGGAGAAGCCAGCGACGACGGAGTTGAGGGACTGAGCCTCGAGCTCACGGGAGATCGCGAGGACGGTATCGACAGCGATATCGGAAGACATTTATTGTATGCACAGATTTTATTCTGGTAGCAACTCTTCGACGATCAATAATTTTTTGTATGTATTCTTATTATATCCTTTGATATCGCCCTTCCTGGGTGTATCAGATTCCGAATCGGAATCGGAATCTGAGTCAGATTCTGAAGACTCGTCGACCGCCTTAAAACTTTTGTAATTAGAAGTCGTCCATCCCTGGAGAGGTGATGTGTCCATTACTATCAATCGCATTTTTTATCATTTCTTCTGACGGATTGGTCGGATCCCAACCCTCCCATGCGTCATATGCCTCATTGATTTTCATATAAAGTTCCTCTGTTCCTGAATACGGGGCGAATGGAGGTTCTTCCTCCTCATCAACTGTCTCTATTTCCTCTTCATCCTCGGATTCTTCCTCTTCGTAAATATCCGGGAAATACGACCCAATCTGCTGACCCACTGTGTTCATCGCGCAGTATTTTAAACAGTATTCCATATCCTTCGCTAAAATTATATCTCGACCACACGCTTTAGCGTACTGTCCTGATAAAACGACGGCATGTTCCATGACCGGTTGCATTATGTTAATTGCTGATTCCACCATTTGGGAAGATAACTTTTCCGCTGCCTCCATTGATTCGGAGTATATTATTAGCGAGCGCGTAAACTCTAAGCTCTCTTTTAAAAGTCGTTTCACTATTCAGTTTCAGGTTTATGATTTGTTCCTTAATAGCACTGAAATTGCGCTGACCCGTTGGATACCACTTCTCGGGTTCTAATGCAAAGCTATACGAGTAAAACCGTCTGAATAATTGAGTTCTCGAGTGATGGATACCACTCTGTACAGCTCTGAGATGTACGACATTTCCAGTCACTTCATCGAGAATTGTTTCGTTATCCAAAACCATCCCTAAACTGATGAGGTGTTCAAAGTTTACATATTTACCACTGGATCCCGATGGATATATTTGAGAGACAAAATCATAATCAAACGTGCTTATAAAACTTTCAACTTGTAGGGGAATATTCGCAATGACAAAATATAACTCCTTTACAGGGTTCGTGAAATCCATTTTAAACTTGTACTCATCCATACCTTCGGAACTAGAGACCGGAATTTCAAACGTATCCTGCTGGATCTGTGTGATAATGTAGTCGCGATTACTTTTCTTAATCGCCTGCCGTTCTGGGTCGTTAAGTTGAACCATCTCGGTGTGTAGACTCATAGATTCGATACTTAATCCCGTTGTATCTATGGGCTGTGTGTTTATGTGTATCGTATTACCCATACCAGAATGTTGTGTACAGTAATAATATAACGTACTCGGTGTATCACTGTTTACGGTTAACGTCAACGTGATCGTCACGAAATCATTTGTAGATGATTGGTTATTCGAGTAGTCAATCCAATTATTGTGAGATCCATCACTTCCCACCGATAATTTAAACGGATGGAGCGTTTGTTGCGCCGTTCCGAATTGGAACGTATACGTACGGCCATACTGTAATTCTATCTCGGGTGCTTGTACACCGTTTATGAAAAATTTATTACCACCTGCCGTCGTTTGCCAAGTAACAACAAAATTGGTATTGTCTGGTGAAGAACGTTGAATTATATTGGGTAAATTGTGAATACATTTACCGATATCACTGAGTTGAATTTCTATTTCACATTCCTGATTTGTTAATGCACAAAGTGGAATTGCAAGTTCTGGATTATTATGAAAATAGAACGGTATATCTACTATATAACTCGTCGATGTAGTCGC